GAAAATTTAGCAGGAAGTATGGAGGCACAGGAAATGGTTGATGGTGCGATCAACTATTACAACCTGATCCAGGAACGCTTGGCTTATTACAGACAGAACCAAGTGCATGCTTTAGAAAAAATGATTGAGAATTAAAAATATGTATGGACAAAGATTTAGAAGAGCTGCTTCAAATATAGGCTTAGATGATCTAGGGCTAGAAGATTTAGGTATAGATTCTCTAAGAGATGATATAAGATCTTCAACTTCTACACATAATAATTTTGATCCTACAATGTTAATAGCTATGGCAGGTTTAGCTCCAGTTGGAGTTGGAGGTTTTGCTATTGGACATTCATTGGATAATAAATCACAGCAAGAAACTAAAACTCAACAACTTGCTCAGATGAAATACATGTAATTCCTAAAAATGCTGGCGTTAAAATAATACTATCGCCAGTATTCGTGGGAAAGAATGTCACAAACAAAAGCCCAATTAATTAGTGATTTAGTTCAAGCATTAAATTTTACAGGGACATCCAGTGCTCCAGCTAATGGGATGTACTTATCAGCAGCTAATACGATTAAGTTAGCTACTAATTCAAATGGAAGATTAACAATAGATAGTTCAGGTAATGCTGTATTTACAGGTACATGTACTGCAACAACTTTTATAGGAGCTTTAACTGGTACTGCTTCTGGTAATGCTGTTCTTACAGGTTCAACTAATAATCAAATAGTTACAATTACAGGTGCTAATGCGATTCAAGGTGAAACTAAATTAACTTTTTCTGGTGCTCTTTTAGATTTTGCTATAAATAATGGTGCTCAAGGATTCAGAATTGGTGCAACAGGTGATCATTATCCAATATTTGAATTTGATGCGAACAGATCAGGAGCAGGTAGTAATTGTGGTCAACTTGATTTTAAATGGGATGGTACAGGTATTGCTCGTATTGCTACATTAACTGGTAGTGATACAACAAATAAAGATAATGGTAGTCTAGCTTTTATGACTTCGACGGCTGGAACATTAGCAGAAGCACTTCGTATTGATCCAGATGGAAACGTAAAAATTGGTGATGCGACTACTGATTTTACTTATAAATTAACTGTTAGTGGAAATGGAACTGTAAATACTGGAATATTTATGCACGATGGTGCTGCTGGAACTTGGTTTGGTATTCAAACTCAAGCAGCTAACGGACTTGTTGTTTTAAGGGCTGATGCTCGATCAGGTGCTTATCCTCCTCTTACTTTTAACGTAGGTGGTACAGAAAAAATTCGTATAGATACGAGTGGACGATTACTTATTGGACATACATCTTCTATTACTACTTACGGAGTTCAAAATAGATTACAGGTTGCAGGAACTGATTATGCAACTTCAGGAATTGGAATAAGAAGAGATTCAAATGATACTGGTGGTGGTGCAATTATTTTTGGAAAATCTAGAGGATCTCAAGGAGGAAATACTGTAGTTCAATCTGGAGATTCACTTGGAGAATTTGTTTTTTGTGGTGCAGATGGAACTGATGTAACATCATATGCTGGAACAATTAATTGTTCAGTTGATGGAACGCCAGGTAGTAATGATATGCCTGGTAGACTTACATTTCATACTGCTGCTGATGGTGCTTCTGGAGTAACTGAAAGACTTCGCATCCATTCAACTGGTAAAATATCTATTACTGACTCTACTAGTACTCAAACTGCTGCTGATAGCACACTTCAAATTAATGGTGCATTAAATACTCAAAATTTAGATCTTTTCCGATTAAGGAATACTGCTGGGGGTGCTGGTACTGCATGTTCAATAATATTTGAAAATGGCGTTGATGATATGGGTCGTATCCAGTGTTATCACGATGCTGGTGGTGGTGATAAAGGAGGATTAAGATTCTGGACAGCAACGACAAAGAATACTCTCACGCAGAAAATGGATATTACTAAGGACGGTCATGTAAATATAACTGATGGAAATTTAGTTGTAGCAGACGGTCACGGTATTGACTTTAGTGCTACTTCAGGCACAGGTCAGTCAGAACTATTGGACGATTATGAAGAGGGTACATGGACAATAACGGCTATGAATGACAATGGAGCAACTCTAACTAGCAATAGAGCATACTATATAAAAATTGGATCAATGGTAAAAATTAGTGGTTCATTTACTATTACTGCTACAAATGGGACAAATAATTCTCAAGCAAGATTTTCAATTCCATTTTCTACAAATATAGCTAGTTATTATGGTGCTCATGGTACTGTCTGTTCTAACCATGATTATTCATCTGCTGATCTAGTTTCCACTATTGAGAATAGCGGTAGTTATATGATAATAAATACGGCAAACGGAATGAGTGCACGAAGTTGGTCTCAACTTGGAACAAAGAGAATTGACTTTGATATTACCTATCAAAGAACCTAGAATTTAAATGTACTACGAATACAATATTTAATGCCTAAACCTGTTTAATTCGGAGGGATTTTCCTAATGGCATTAGCTGAAACAATTGAATACGACAAAATTGAAGTCGTAGGCCAGTACAAGCATGTACAGGTCAGAAAAGCAACCGTCATCAAAAAAGATGATGTTGAACTAACTCGTTCATTTAATAGATTTGTACTTGATCCAGGTACTCTTGATGCATCTGATAATCTTGTTGATAATCCTTTATCAAAAGAACCAGATGGTACAACTGATATTGCAGACGAAGTAAAAAGCATTTGCACAGCAGCTTGGACCACAGCCGTAAAGGATGCGTGGAAAGCTAAGTTAATTGCTGATAAGGCTGGACCTGGCTAATTATTTCTTACGCTTACGTTCAAAGTGGAGATCTATTCTCAATTTGCCATAGTACAAAATACCAAGCCAGATTGAGAATGCTACTCCATCAAACCAACTTAAACTATGCCAAGCTTCTACTGCTCCATCCATAGAAATTAAAGACTGCTATCGTAAATATATCATTAGTAAATTAAATGGATTCCGTTCCAGTTCCTCGTTTGACTCTAAGTTTTTCTGTTGATTTAGATGTAGATTATGATCCTTTTAAAGGTAAAACTCAACAAGAATTTATTAAGTATATTGAATCTGAACTACAAGAAGTTTTATTTGATATAAGTCCTGATATAAAAAACGTTTATACTTCTCTTATAGCTATAGAGGAAAATGACAAACAAAGCTGATCAAATCGGAACTCGTGAATGGTTAGAAGAAAATAACCGCAGAGTAATCTTTCAACAACATATGTATAACTGTGCAGGAAGACAAAATCCTGACCACCCAATGCATGGACTATTTACTGGTTTATGGCATGACTTTTGTTTAAATGAAGCAGGTAAAGCACAAAGAGATGGATGGTTTGATCGTATGGAATTTGTAAAAAAAGTAGAAAGTGGTGAAATTGAAATACCTAAACCACATTATTACAATCCTGAAGGAGAGATACCTAGACCTGAAGAACAAGTTGCAGATGATTTTAATGTTTCTAATTCTTCTGATCCAGTAGATGATTACCTTAACTGTTCAGCTGAATGTGATATTGATGATCAAAAATGTGAAGACATCTGTTTAGATGAATTAAAAAAACCTGTAATAGAAGAGTTTAATGATTTTTCAGTTGGTCAAGCCGATTCACCACATCAAGATGCTATAACTAAATGAATTGTTATTTATGTGATTCTGTTCTACAAGTTAGTAGTAACATTGATATTCCAGAACATGAACTTTATAACATAATTACTTTTTTAGATTGCCCTAAATGTAATGCTTCCATAGAATTTTATCATCCAAGAGATCAAGCTGATTCTGCTTCACTCCAATGTTCAATACGATGACAGTTACTACATAAAGCAACACACTTATCAATCTCTTTCATAATTGTTTTCCAACCGTAGCCAACACCTACCATTCTGGAAATACATTCTTCTTTATCACAAAGATGGTGGAATTCTAGAACACGATAATCATCTAAGCCACATGCCTTACAGCATAATGTTTTCTTATATTTAATTAACTTTTGACGATTCTTACGAATTCTTTTCTTATCGTCTTTCCAGCTCATAATTAATACTTAAGTATTATTCTTTCCAAATCCATCCTATTTGATATTCATCTATGTAAGGTTTTAAATCTAATGCATCCATTAGTTCACCAATAAGGCGACCTTTCCCTAGTAGTCTGCCATCTGCTGCTCTTAAGTTATCATCTACAACAATTAAAGTTCCTGGTTTGATAATATTTTTAGCTGCAAATAATTCTTTTAAATGATGTGCAGATGACTCCCAATCATTTCCCCAATCAACAATGTTAAATGAATCTAAGTAAAGTAAATCTACCTTTCCTTCTAGATAACCAAGCTCTTCTACTGAGTCACCACAAATAACTTCAACTTGCTTACTAGTATTACTTCTGGCAAGCTCACATGCTTCAGGGTTAATATCAATTGATATAACATTACCTCCTCTGTGTTTTACATAATTGTCAAACAATAATGTAGAACAACCATCACCACTATAATTATCTTCTTCCCTGTAGCAGCCTGTCTCTACAATGAAGATTTCTTTACATTTAAGATCATCTAAATACTTAAAAATTTTCTTAAAACTACCTGATCTTCCTGCTAAATTTTGAGATACTTCATCGAAATATTCCTTCCAAAAAGTCATTTTTGTTTTGTAATTACCTCTTTGAATATAACTAATTTTAAAAATTTGTCAGATAAAATATTATTTTTCCTCTTATACTTGACAAGGACGATAGCGTAAACGCAAAGATTATTCTCCTTGATGAGTTCAACTAATATTCTTGAATGTGATAAAGAAGGTCAGGAAGTAAATCCTGATGCAATGCGGGATATAAATAAAACTGCAGCTCGAATAACTCTTAATGGAAAGCGTCACTATACAACTCCTCTTTTTACTGGACCAGCTCCTTCAGTAACAACAATTATTTCTGAGACAGCATCTGAAGCAAATAAAAGAAAATTAGAGATGTGGTCTAAAGCTAATCCAGGTGTAAAAGAAAAAGCAGCTGAACGTGGAACAGCTATTCATTTTGGAATGGAACAATATCTTAAAGGAAATAAAGAACCAGAAATACCTACTGAATATGAGGACTATTGGGGTGGTATGCCTCCAATACTTGATCAGTTTTCAGAAGTTCTCTGGGCTGAATCTCCTGTATTAGATAAGTACAAATTTACTCTTGGAGCTGATGATGTTGCTCGTGTTTGGGGATCTGATAAAGAAGGTAGAGCTTGGGCTGGTGCTCCAGATATTATTGGCGTTGCTAATAACAAACTTACGCTTGCTGATTTAAAAACAAGTGTTAAACCTTATAGTCGTAAATGGCCTAAAGATTTTGAAAAAGGTTCTAGAGAATGGAGAGATTTATTAGGAGGTCATATGAAATTTAAAAAAACTTGTAAACAATTAGCTGCTTATGATCTAGCTATACAACAGACTTTAAATATAAAAGTTCAACAAGCTGCTGTCTTAGTATCTACTCCTATACGTACTCAAGTCTTTAAAGTTTCTAGACGTTATCTAGATATGTTACAAAAAGATTGGTTGAAAATTGTAGAAGAATATTATAAACAAATTGATAATTGTAATGTTTATGATCCTGATTTAATTTAAAATCTGAACCTTAATATTTTGAACAATTTATTTTGGATTCTTCGGATTAGGATAAAAGAACACGAAAAAAATAACCCCAATGGAGATTGAAATTTCCGTTGGTGAGTGGATGAATAGCCTTCAAAATCGTATGGAAACTGCGGTTGAAGGGGATTGTTTTCATTTGCCAACTCCTATGCACTTACATGCATTTACGCTATTAAGTAAGGAGGTGTTCCCTAACAAACATTTTGAAGTAACTCTCAAACCTACTCAAACCTCATGACTAAATCAAATCAAAAATCAACTAAACCAGGAGAAGTAAAACTTGAATTGATTTCAGCTGACTGGCCTTTAACTCCTTTAGGAGGTAATAAAGATCCTTATGTCTCTGGCTGGCAAAATAATCCTTATAATCTCCATGATATTGAAGCTGAAATTCTTACGGGGCGGTGCAAAGCCATTGGTCTTATATCAGGTCCTGTTTTTAATCACCCTTATGGTTTGGTATGGGTTGATGTTGATGGCCCTAGTGTATACAACTTAATTGAAGGTTTATCTGATAAATCTTTAGATGATGCGTTACCTAAAACATTAACGATTCTTAGTGGTAAAGAAGGTAGAGAAAGGAAGCTTTATCGTCTACCAAGAGAGAAGCATAAACACTTTGTTCGGAATAAATATACGTGGCATGGAGAAGCTGCTAAAGAAAAATTAGAGATCCTATGGAAAAAGCATCAAGGAGTTTTGATGGGTTTACACCCAGATACGGAGGGATACTATACAGCACCAGAAGAAGGATTTGAATGGATAGCTCAGTTACCTGAGTTTCCGACATGGCTTCTTGATTGCATCATTAATAAAAATGTAAAGCAAGGTATTCCAGCAAAGGAAACGACTAGAATAGTAGGTCCAAGCTTTGCTATTAATGCTGAAGCTGCTCTCGAAAGAGATATGCAATTAGCATCAGAAGCAATGTGGGCTATGCCTCCAGAAGCAGCTGATGACTACGATATTTGGATTACTGTTGGTCAATCTCTTCATCAACTAGATGAATCTCTACTAGATGATTGGGATCAATGGTCAAAACAATCTGAAAAATATAAGGAAGGTGAATGCCAAAATCGTTGGCGTACCTTTGACAAAGGTGGAGCAAGAACATTAGGTTCACTATTCCATCATGCAAGACAAAATGGTTGGCGACCTTCAGAAGATCACAAGGTTATTAATCGAGAAATTGACGAAGACACATTAGACAAGGTATCCAAAATGCTTACAGAATTTGATCCAATCACAACTCCAGCTCCAACTAAAAAGGTAATTCGTAATCCTCGTATTAATACAAAAGGTCGTGAACAAAAACCTAGAAATCCTTCTTCAGATATTATTGCTAGTGTTTTACTTCAAAGCTATCAAGGAAATTTAAAATATAGTCAAGCTCAAAGTTGTTTCTTACTTTATGAAGTAGAGAGTAAAGGTTTATGGACAGTCCTTTCTGATACTGAAACAAAAGGTGAAATAAAAGGTCGATTAGAAATGCTAAAGAAAGAACTGTTACCTAATGGGTACAGTATGAATTTAGTAAATGATGTATTAGAACAATTAAAAATTAGTCTTATCTTCGATGATTGGTATGAAGGTAATGAACATCTCTTATTTACAAATGGAATTCTAATAGTTGAAACAAAAGAATTAATACCATTTGATAGAGATATGCATATGACTCAGCAATTACCATATGCATATGATCCTTCAGCTTCTTGTGAACCAATTATTAAATGGTTAAAGCATGTCCAAGATGGTAGCTGGGGTCGTGTACAAGTCCTTAGAGCATGGTTACGTGCAGTATTATTAAGTCATTCTGATATACAGAAGTTCGTTGAAATTGTTGGTCCAGGTAAATCAGGTAAGTCCACATATTCCAACCTTGCACATGCATTGGTTGGTGACACTAATGCAATTATTTCATCCCTTGATCACTTAGAAAAAAGTAGATTTGAAACAGCTAATTTATATAAAAAGAAACTCCTTTTATTCAAACGACAGATCCTACATCTGGGCTTGCACGTCGTCGTCTTACTATTCCTTTTGATCGACCTTTCACTGGTAGTTCAGCTGAACAACGCACCTTAATTGATATGGATGATAGTGGAACACCATTTGGTGATTTCGCTGCATTACTTCCAGGATTGGTGAATTGGTTATTAGATATGACCGAAATGGAAATGCGGGAATATTTAATGGAAACAAATAATAAAGTTAAGTTCTTTGCAAAACATCATCGAGAACAGATCCTTAAATCAAATCAAATTATGGATTGGATGGATCATTGTTTAGTCTTTGATCCAGATACTACAGCTCCTATTGGATTAGCTAAAGGTTCTCAACCAGGATCTTCTAATGTTTATATGTCTTGGGATAAGTGGCTTTATGCCAGCTATTGTGAATTTTCTAAAGGATCTAATAGTAACATTCTTGGACGTAGCCGATTTGAAACATTACTAATGGATGTATGTGTCCATCAATTACGGTTAAATGTTTATAAATTTAAAGATCGTAGAGGCATGAGAGTTAAGAACATTGCTTGCCGTACCTCTGATCCTAAGTATCAAGATTACCCTTCATTAATTGAAGTTGGATTGAATAAAGAAAAATGGAGAGAAGAATATGGTGAAGTTCTTGATAAGAAAGAAAGAGAAGATCGGTAATTAATTATTACTATTTTTGTGTAATCTATGTATATTTAATACAGAAATAGAATTGTAATGGCAAAAAAACCAAAGCTTTTGTGGTGTGGTGATATAGCTGCAAAGACTGGGTTCGCTCGTGTCACTGAAAATGTTTTACCTTATCTCTCAAAAAAATTTAATATTGTTGTTTTAGCCCATAACTGGTGGGGTGATCCAACACCGTTGCAAAAGAAATATAAGATGTATCCTTCATCTAATAGATTTCAAACTGCACCGTTTGGAGAAGATCGAATTCGAGAAGTTGTTCAATTAGAAAAACCAGATTTAGTTTTTACTATTAATGATATGTGGATCATTAATGAACAATACAGACGTATACAAGATTTTCATAAGGATAAAAAATTTAAATTCGTTGGTTATGCACCAATGGATTCTTATGGATGGATTGGTTGTTTAGCTGATACTGCTAATGATTGGGATGGTGTTATTTCATATACACAGTTTGGTGCTTATGAATTTATTCAAGGTGGTATTACAAAACCAATAGCTGTTGTTCCTCATGGAGTAACACCAGGGCAATTCTTCCCTATGAATAAAGCAGAAGCTAGAAGAAAGCTAAATATAAAAGAAGATATATTTGTTGTCTTTAATGGCAATAGAAATCAATTCCGTAAACGTATTGATATAACAATTGCTGCCTTTGCAAAATTTGCAAGAGATAAACCTGATACTCAGTTGTATTTACATATGGGTAAGAAAGATCAGGGTTGGGACATTATGCATTTGTTTGATCGAGAAATGAAACGAAATAAATTAGATCCAAATAACAGAATTATTTTGACAGCAGATGTTGATGGTCCTCCAAGTGTTGAACTTGAAATGTTGAATACTATATATAATGCAGCTGACGTTGGAGTAAATACCTGTAAAGGTGAGGGTTGGGGTCTTGTTAGTTTTGAACAAGCTGCTTGTGCAGTAGCTCAAGTCGTACCAGGGCATACATCTTGTAAAGAAATCTTTGAAGGCTATGGTCAACTTATACGTTGTGATCATATAGATACTGATACTAATTTCGGTAGAGAAATGCCTTGTCCTTCAACTGACCATCTGGCAGAAATCCTTACTGATTTGTATAACAATCCAGTTAAATTAGAAGCTACAGCTGAACTTTGTTATCAAAGAGCTTTAGAAAAACAATTTACTTGGGAAGTAATTGGTTCTCAATTCGCAGGAATATTTGAAGATGCTATTAAAGGCGTAGATCATTCTGTTAAAAAAGTTACGCCTAAGAAAAAAACTCGTAAGAAGAGGAAAATAGGTAATGCTTAGAAAGATTACCTTTCGCCCTTGGGGTTGGTGGCAAGCTTTATTTCAAGGATCTGGCTTTCTAGCCAAAATTATTAATGTAAAAAAAGGAGAACAACTTAGTCTTCAGTACCACCAGCATCGAAGTGAGACTTGGATCATTGCATCAGGAGTAGGAGAAGTCTTTGCAAATGGGATATGGCAAATTGCTAGAACTGGTAAATGTATCCACATCCCTGTGTTAGGAACACATCGTATCAAAGCTACTGATAAAGATTTAGTTCTTATAGAAGTCCAGTTTGGGGAAAAAATTTCTGAAGACGACATTGTACGTATCGAAGATGATTATGGTCGTGTGCAGAAAAACCCAGAATGACCTATTTTTTTCTTATGTTTAACTTAAATTACACTTTCATTTTTGGTTTTTAGATGGAGCCACCTACCGTTCACTTTTTAATTCCTTGTTATGGAGGCAATATCATGGCAAGGTGTTTCCATAGCTTTTTAAATTTCATTCCTTATGCAGAAGAGAATGGAATTAATTATGAGATTGAGACTTTAAGCAATTGTTCGTTGATCTCATTAGGACGTTCAATGATGGTTACAGCTGCATTAAAACAAAAAGATTGGACTCATTTATTTTGGATTGATTCAGATGTTTCATGGGAACCTAAACATGTCCATTATTTATTAGCAGCTGATAAAGATATTGTTACTGGCTCATATCCTGCAAAATGTCTTCCATTAAAATCTGCCTCTGGTCCTAGTAAAATTAAAAAGAAATTACTAGCACAATATAAAGATACAGATCCTAATGGAATGATTCCAGAAGAAGTATTAAAAGCACAGATAAAAGAAGAAGGAGATTTTGTAGAAAGTAATTTTCTAACAACTGGATTTATGTGTATTAAAAGGAATGTAATTGAAAAAATGATTGAGCATTACACAGATTTAAATATGTATTACCAAGGGGAAAGGCATTGTCATTTATTTGAAACGATGATTGATAAAGATAGAAATAATTTATTTTTAGGAGAAGATTATTCTTTTGTAAAACGTGCAAATAATATAGGTTTTAAAAGTTATTTAGCTAGTAAAGTATCTCTTGGACATATTGGACCTTACGAATATTCACAAGATAACGAAGAAAATCTTAAGGAATACTATATAACCGAGAATGAAAGTGTAATCTAGCCCTAGATTTAAGAAATTTTAATCTCATTCTTGGTTTTTGTGCATGTCTCGTAATTACAAACCCATGCCAAAGCTCTGGAGATTAGAAGAACTATTCATGTTATCCAATAAATATCCTAGTGGATTAGCCTGGGCAGTTAATAAAGCAGGTAATAAAATAGGTGATGCAGTTGGTAAAAGAAATATCAGCACTGGGTATTACACAGTATTTGTAGATAACGAACCTTATCAAGCTCATCGTATTGTTTATTATTTAAGAACAAAAGAATCTCCTGACAACCATGGAGTTCAACATGAAATGTCTAACCGAAATAAAGATAACCGATTAGAATTAAAGCCTACATATTTTTCGTATGTCAAATATTAGTTCTTTTAGGTATGTTGAAGATATAAACAATCTTACAGAAAAAGAACTAGATGAACATGGATATTACATTGGATTTCCTTGTCCACATGGACATGTAATACGTGATAAAAAAGAACATTGGTGTTATCACTGTGCAAGAAAAATTCAATCTAATGTTTGTGGATTTGATTTAAATTATTTACATAAAGATTACAAAACAAAATTTTATAGTTTATGGGGACATATTAATGTCAAAGGATTTAATGAATGTTGGGAAGCTAGTCTTCCAGGGAAACGTAATTTAAATAGAGTTTGTTTTCCTTCATATCGTTCCCAATATAGTTGTCAAAAAGCTGAGAACATAACAGCTCATAAGGCAATCTATCATTGTGCATGGGGAGATATAGGATCTTTATTTGTGACTCGTACTTGTAATAATCCTTGGTGTTTAAATCCATTACATATGAAATCAAGATGGAATAGAACATTTTATCCAGATAAGATTCAACCTTTTATAAAAAATTTTGATGCAGCCAAATTAATGCGAATAAGTAAAGCTAAATTGTTAAATAGAGAACAAGAAATTATAGAAGAAAAATATCCAAAAACTATTGCTCATCCTTTAACTGTTAAAGATACCCCCGATTATGATGAGGGATAGACTAGTGTTAAACAATAATGGCTCGTAACCAGACGACACAACGACAAAGAACTGCTAAAGATCCTTTATTAGTTGGAACATTTGATGAGACTTCGATTCGATATTTAACAGGAAAGCTTGGTGGTACTCATACACCTCAATCAGGTGGATATGGAGGAGGTGCAATTAACCATTGGTTTAAATTTAAAATTGAAACTTCTGCATGGATTATATTAACCAAAGCTGGTGGTTGGGAAAAATGGTTTAATGTTTCTGCATACGATATTAATAGAAATCCAATACAAGGTAGAGCTATTTTTGATGACGATAGTATAACAATTACATCTGATGGAGAAGTATTAAATCCATACATTGGGCATGTTATGGGTGCTCAATCTGATTTATATAATAACTTTAATGCAAGGCGATTAGATAAAGGTGACTCAAGATATTATCCTTTAAACATAGGTGAGTACTTACTTTGTGTATCTAGTACTCTTAATACACCATTTGATTATGCAGTAGGTGTAGTCATAGAAATGGCTGATCTATTTCCTGTTTTACTTACAGAAGATTATGACCGATTGTTATTAGAAACAACAGCAACTCAAGACGATATTATATTCGACACTACTCCAAACTATACTGGAGCAGAGGACCATGAACATTCATTAAAAGAATGGCAAACAGCATGGAGTCGTGAACGTCAAGCTTATGAAAAATTCCCTGACGCTTTAATTCCTCTTACTACAAAACCATAAGACTTCTTATGACTATTAATCAAGTACCTAATAAACCTTATTTAGGTTTTGATGATACTGTTTACGATGAAATAGCAATGAACAGTGTTATTGCACTTGAAGAAAGAAAACAACAATTAAAGGATGAAAGACTTATGGACTCAAATTTATATACAGAAATTTTAGATGAACAATATTGCCAATGGAAATCTAGACAAAATCAATTAGATTTACCCGCTAGATTTAAAGAAGAATGTGAACGTATTCCTTTCCTACAGCAATGTAAAATTTATGACTGTTGACGATGACTTTAAGAACAACCAGGGCCAAGAAAGTGATGATAACTCGTATTGGCGATCATATTTTGAAAGTGAGGCTCACGCCATGGATGTACACAGACGACGGAGTGATATGGCTGGCAAGCATGGCTTTAGGAAAAAGCATGAGACAAATCAACGATTGGATGAATCGAAAAGAAAACAAAAGAAGACGCTTGATGGATACATCTTTGATCGGTAAAAGTGCAATGAAGCCACAACTAAAGGCTATGTACCAAATAAGAAAATGGATGAAAGAAATACCAATTGGTGATTCAATAAATTTACGTTGTGAATCTGCCTTATCTGAAAAACAATTTCAAGTTTGGAAAAAATGGTTTGCTAAAAATGAAGATCCTAATTGGATAGCAAATTCAAAATGGAAAACTTTATTTTTTTATAAGGCTGAGTAAAATAAATTTAGTTTCAACCGATCAAATGATTGCTCTCATTCGTCCATTGCTTTTTAAATTTGTTAATACACCTCAAGTCAAGCAATTGATTATTGATTTATTAACTAAACTTGCAGATTCCACAGATAATACTGTTGATGATAAAGCAGTTGTCTTTATCAAGAATGGTTTATTTCCTGGAGCAAAGCAAGCTAAGTAGCAGTAAACCACCAAACTGCTCCTTTTTCTTTATCAACGTAATTACGTAAATCAAATGCATCATGCTTATTTAGTGTGATGCATTCTCTATGTCCATGTAATTCATAGCACATGTTTACAGTTATATTTTTATTTCGATTAAGTGTCATAATCCTATACTAATCATTAGCAGTTAATTATTACAAATGGTAGAAAAGAAAGATGCGGAAATCCTAGAAGAAAAAAAGGATGAAAAGAAGAAAGGTGTATTTGAAAAAGTAAAAGATGCAATCATTCCAGATCAAGAAGAACAAGCTGCAATTATATCTACAGGCGTGAGAATTGTAGTACTTGGGTGGAGCGGTGCGATCTTAACTTTAAATTACGTTGCTATCCCAGGTGTGCCTCAACAGAAAATAGATCCAACTTTCATAGCGTCGGTCTTCACTGGAGTTTTAGCCAGTTTTGGCATTGCTACAGCAAGTAAAAAAGGTGATGGAACAATGAAAATGAATGGTGATAATAATGGTCAAGTTACTAAAAAAGATATGGAAGCAATGATTGCAAAAGCTGCATCAAATGCTGCTGTACAAACTATAAGAATTGAACAAGCTCCATTAGTAATTAAGGCAGAAACACCTAGTAAAGAAACTAAGTATCAGATGTAAAATAAAGAAGGAAAATAACTAAGGAGGTTTATTCATGAACAGTCCACTTTATATTCCTAATTGGCAGTATCACTCAAAGAAAGATATAACACTTGATTTTGTTAGAAAAGAAAATATGCTCCGTAGAGCTTTACATCGAACAAAGACTATCGTAAAAAAAATTAGACGAATTTAGATGCTATAGACTTTAATGAAGTAATGTAAATAGTTAAAATGTGGAAATTACTTTCATTTTTAATATTAATATTTAGTCCACTTTCAGTTCGTGCAGACCTCATTCATCGTCTATCAACTAGTACGCAATTAAATGTAGGAGGAGCTAGTACAACTTCTGAACGTATCGGTTCAACTTACGCAGTTTCTGGATCTAATATTAAAGTTGCATCTAGTGATGATCA